TAAGACTCCCACCGGTGCTTATGTGCCTATTAGCTCACAAGGCTATACTCTGCTAGCAGTTAACAGTGTACCACCTGCTGGCTAATTCCTTAAACAGAATGGACGTACCATGGCTGGAGGCTATGTCTTTCAGAAGCGTGATGTGGTGAATACCAAATCGATTGCGCGCGATGGAAAGATCCCTAGCGGGATGATTTCTAACGAAGGCTTTCGTGGATTTCCACTAACACTTCCACAGACGAACCTCTTGGTTCATCAGGAGACCTACTCGTTTCGTACGAATAGGTATTCGGATCCGGCTGAAGATTTAACCAGTGCAGGGGAGATACTTAGGTATTATCTCATGCATGGTATCAGCACGGAATTTGATACTGGCCATGATTTCTGGACTACCAAAACCTGGACGAACTACTCCCACAAGGAGACATTCGTCAGGTCTGGTGCCGGAACATCATGGGGCAGGGGTTGTCTTAACCCAGGCACTCCGCCTATTCCTACTGTAAGCTCACTTGATGTGAACTTCTATGGGAACAAGGCTATTAGCGCCGTATCACCGAATGCTCCAAACGCCAATCTAGCGCAAACCGCCGCGGAAATCATGCGGGAAAAAGGTATTGCGCTTCCGGGAACATCTCTATTCGCTTGGCTCGAATCCAGGGCGCTCTTCTACCGTAGTCTTGGTAAAGAGTACCTGAACGTAGCCTTTGGATGGAAACCGTTCCTGAATGATCTGTACAAGATTGTCCACGAAATGTTGGATATCAACGAAGAAATTCGAAGGTATTCCGCTATTAGTGGCCTTGCTACAGACCGGCGTTATGATTTCCTGCCGATTGAGTCTAACTCCACCTCGGAGTTGGGCTTTGATCGTTATTTGAACTTCGGACCCGGATCTAATATAGCATCCTGGGATGAGGTTTATGCAGGAAACCCGAACCGTAAGCTTCTCATTAGTGAGACCCGTAGTCAACGGATCTACTTTAAAGGAAACTTCACTTTTGCCTTGGGACCCTCTAAAGGGTTCCTTGGTCAACTGGAAGCTTTCGAGCAGTTTGCTAACAAACTACTCGGCACTCGGATCACTCCGACTGTCCTATGGGAACTTACACCTTGGTCGTGGCTCATCGACTGGTTTGTAGATGTTCAGTCCGCGATTTCTGCGGCTGGTCTACAACTAGACGATGGAGTCCTGATGCGTTGGGCGTATCTGATGCGAGAAACTCGCAACTCCACGTCCTACACCGTCGATGCCAACGGACTTTTCGTCGTTGGCCCCAACGGTCCCGTATCCGCAACTACTCACTACGTGAGGAAGGAGCGAGTACGAGGCACACCATTCGGTTTTGGCCTTAACCCGGATGCAATTACACCGGGTCAATGGGCCATCCTCGCTGCTCTTGCCATAAGCAAAGGACCGCGAAAACTCCCAAAACTCCCACAAGGAGAGCCTACGGAGTAAACTGCCGATTCCATCGGTAGTCCGCACTGATAAGATCTATCAGTCGGAAAATAGTCAGGAGACAGTCATGTTCGCAGATCCGCAGTCAGTCACGATCGGTTCCGCCCAGTCGCTTGCGCGTACTGGGATTTCCGGAAATACCGGGTCCTTTACGAAGGACGACGGTACGGTTGCGCTCTCTATCGCTCACTCTAAGAGTAAAGCGAACCGAGTGCGTTCTACCGCTCGTGTGGACTTCTCGAAGGTAGCAGCTGATCCGTTGGTCACTGGTACTAACCTGCGCCTTTCGGCGTCGGCGTACATTGTGATCGACAAGCCTCTCAACGGTTTCACCGTTGCAGAGGTTGTTCAGCTGGTTACCGGGCTTACCACCTGGTTGACCGCTTCGACGAATGCCAACGCCACGAAACTTGGTGGCGGTGAGGTTTGATCACTTACCAGGAATTGACACTCCTGATTATAGTGACTAGCCTACTGACACTGGTCGGATTCGGTATGATGGTGCTCGCACTGTCACTGATGATGCCAGGGCGAAGGAAGAGCAGACACTAAAACGTCTGTTCGGATATCGCTAGAGATCTACATGACCTGGAATGCACAAACCTTCCTATTACGAAAGGCTGTACATGAAAAGTCTGGTAAATCTCCTGCAGTATATCCTCCTAGACATGGAGGATAGGTGTCACGTAAGCACCATCCGAGACCTAAAAACGGTTTCGGATCGTATCAAAGATGAGGGGCAATCGTTTCTGACGATTACCCTGCCAGCCTTTGGCTCAGACTTCACAAAAAGTCTTGACCAAGGCTTTGTCGCTCCTAGCTCTTTCGCCGGTTTCCGACGGAAGGGGGGTCTCCCCGTATTCCTACGAGGTTTCCTTGAGCTTGTCTTTGATCGTGATACTGGACGGTTGCTTCCATGTCCTGATGTGGATGCAATCTTTGCAATACGCCAGATAACTCTGATGTTTGCCAAGATCCGGTTCGACGTCTCTGAAAGGAGAAATCGAGCCGCCATATCAAAATACATGGAGGTAGAAGATGAATTACGAAGTAACTCTTATTCTGAGGGAACCACAGGCCCTAGAGGAGTTCCTGAAATGGGAACCTTACCTTGGGGAATATCCTATGGAGCCTTTAGAAGAGTTGCATCAATGCTGTTCGGAAGGGTACTCTTGGCTATGGACGAGTCCATTTACCATGAGCGTATTCTTCCCCGGCATGGCCCAGGCTCAACAGCTGATCGACTTCTTGGAAACAAGAAGTTTTATCAGACCGTTTGGCCGGATCGCTTGGAGGTGGTATTCCCTGCTGGGAAGTACGCCTTTGCGAACTGGCGAGATTATCTCGACAGGGGCATCGTATTCATCGATCCCGGTGCTGAAACACCTGTAAGGGTTATTACAGTACCTAAAACGCAGAAAACACCGCGAATCATTGCCATCGAGCCTACTGCAATGCAATACATGCAGCAGGGGTTGTTGGAAGCGATCGTTGAAGCGATTGAAGGCGATTTTATTGCCAACTCGCTGATCGGATTCAAGAGCCAAGTGCCTAATCAGCAACTAGCCTTGAAAGGCTCTCTTGATGGGAGTCTGGCAACACTTGATTTAAGTGAAGCGTCCGATCGTGTTTCCTATCGGCATGTACGGGAACTGTTGTCACGCAACGGCCTTTTTGCAGAGGCTGTCGATGCGACTCGTTCCCGGAAGGCCGACGTTCCTGGCCACGGAGTGATCCGTTTGGCCAAGTTCGCGTCTATGGGATCAGCGTTATGCTTTCCTATGGAGGCAATGGTGTTTTGCACCGTTGTTTTCCTTGGGATCGAACAAACGCTCAACCGCCGGCTTACCATGAAGGATGTAAAATCCCTTCTTGGCAAGGTGCGCGTTTACGGGGACGATATTATTGTCCCTGTAGAATTTACGGATACTGTCGTCGATGCACTCGAGGCTTTTGGCTTTCGAGTGAATACTGGCAAGAGTTTCTGGAACGGCAAGTTCCGGGAGTCTTGCGGTAGGGACTACTATGACGGAGTGGATATTACAACTATCCGCCTTCGTAGTCTGCCCCCTACACGACAGTGGAGTGAAGAAGAGAGTGAGATTGTTATCTCATCCTTCAGTTTCCGCAACCAAGCCTACAAGGCTGGCCTATGGAAAACTGTAAGGTACATGGATTCACTGATGGAAAGCCTGAAATGGCCTACACCAGCGGTCCACGAGACCTCTCCTGGGTTGGGTAGGGTATCCCACCTTCCCTATGTGCCTCACGGCGCAAAGGTTAAATGGGACCCTAATCTTCAGAAGCCAGTGATTCTGGCTCTGACGGTCACGGAAAAGCGTCAACGTAACTCTGTTGACGGCTATCCGGCCCTCCTCAAGTGGTTCCTAAAACGCGACGATTTGCCTTTCGTCGACGTGGATCACTTGCTTTACTCCGGACGCCCGCGTAGCGTCGACATCAAACTACGCTGGGTTGATCCCCACTAAGGTAAAGTGGATAAAGTTCAACCCAATGGACATCGCCCTATGTTAGGGAGATGGTGGTAGCTTAACAGCGCCATACGGGAGACAATTGTCTCTTCTGAGGCATTTGTCTCAGGAGATGCAC